GCAGTAGAGGAAGAAAAACCGAGCCTTTGGCAGAGAATAAAAAGGAAGCTAAAGTTTTGGCAAAAATAAACTTTATCTTTTAACTAAAAAAGGATAGAGTTTTAATATTGAGAAAGGAAGTTTAATGAATATTTTTTACTTGGATGATAGTCCGAAAGAAGCTGCTATGATGCATTGCGATAAGCATTGCGTCAAGATGATACTTGAAACTGCACAGTTGCTTTGTACTGCGCACCGAGAGCTAGATGGAGACTATTGGGCTGACGAGGTTGGCTTGTATAAGTCAACTCACAAGAACCACCCATCAGCAGTTTGGGTTCGGGAAAGTTCCGAGCATTATTGGTGGACACTAGCATTGTTTGTGCACCTTTGCAAAGAATACACAGCTCGCTATAGGAAAACCCACAAAAGCGAACAACTAATTAATTTTTTAGGAACAGCACCTATAACAATAAAGCATGGTGATTTCAAAGAACCACCCCAGTGCATGCCTGATGAGTATAAGTGCGAAAGCACAATAGAGGCATATAGAAATTATTACTTAGGTGAGAAGATGAGCTTCGCACAATGGAATTACACTCCAACTCCGGAGTGGACTTATGCTTAGAATAAGAGGGAATGACATAGAGCTTAACGACAAAAAAGTTGCTAGGCTTTTCGACCTTAACACTTTTGACAGAAGAGACTTAGAGGATCTTTTCGATAAGGCTAATAATTATGAGCGAGACATTCGCAACTCATACGAGAATGGGAGAGATGAAAGTAATGAGCGATCTTAAAACAATCGGAGATGTTGTTAGAAAGCATCGTAAAACCAAGTCACCAATAGATTGCATGGAGGAGGCTCTAGAGACTTTTAAAGAACGCAATAAAATTTATGGTGACAATTACCATAGACATGGCAAAGTAATGATGGCTTTATTCCCCAAAGGAGTTACTCTTTCAACAGAGAAGGAATGGAATAGGTTTGGCATTGTAAATATGATTGTTGCTAAAATGACTCGTTATGCAGAAAACTGGCCAAAGTCTCATGAGGACTCTGTACATGACCTTGGTGTTTATGCATTTATGTTGCAGTCTTTAGACAACGAGGACAAGTAATGATAATATTCGACCTTGAAACAACAGGCTTACCCAAGGCTGAAGGTTCTGACTTAGATCTGCAACCTAGAATAATTGAGTTCGGTGCTATTAAGTACAACAACGAGCTTATTCAAAAAGGAGAGATGAAGGAAGAGGCAAGGCTTGAGTTCTTCTGCAATCCTGGACATCCGTTAGATCCTAAAATAATTAAGATAACCAATATAACCGACGAAATGCTAAAAGATGAAAAACCATTTATAGCTAAAGTAAATGAGCTCACTAATTTTTTCCTAGGTGAAACAGATATCGTTGCTCATAATTTACCATTCGACCGAAAGGTTTTAAGGTTCGAACTTGAAAGGCTGGACAAAGTTACTAAGTTCCCTTGGCCACCTAATCACATCTGCACCGTTGAAATAGGACAAAAGTTTTGGGGCAAAATGAGAAAGCTCGGTGATATATATGAAGATCTTTTCAACGAGAAGATAGAAGGTGCACACCGATCTATAAATGATGTTGAAGCAACAGCCAGAATTGTAAAATGGTATATGGAAAAAGGAGAGATATAATGACAATCGCACTAATAGGTTTTATTGTTAGCTATGCTATTGTTGCGGTGATTATGTAATGCTGCAAATAAGAGCTCGTACAGAATATTCTTTCCGCAAAGCATATGGTCCAATTTCTAAAATAGTAGAAACTGGTGGTGATGCAATAGGCATAGCTGATGTGGGAACTTGGGGTCATGTTCCTTTTAGCAATGCTTGTAAAAAGGCTGGAAAGAAACCAATATTTGGAGCTGAGATTGCAGTTGTTACAGACTCAAAAGAAAGAACTAGGCAAACTGCAAACATGATGGCTTTTATTGCCAAGAATAATGATGGCTTGTCAGAGATCTATGACCTAGTTACAAAAAGCACAAGTAAGGAAAATTTCTACTATTTCCCGAGGCTCAGTTATTCCGATCTCTTCGATATTTCTGAAAATGTAATTATCCTCAGCGGAACTCACCCAGAATGGGGACTGCTTCCTTTGACCAGAAAAGACGATCTTTACATCGAGATAAATCCTATGAGTTCAAAGAAGGCTCTAGAGTTTTGCGAGCAAAAAGGTTTTAAGCCAGTAGCAACTTCTGATAACTTCTATCCTAAAGTTGGTGACCGAAAAGCTTACGAGGTTCTGGTTGGCATGAATAGGACAGAGCGAACCAAGCCAATGCACTTGCTAAACGAATATGAGCTTTTAGATTGTGTTCCTTGGATTCCTGATGAGGCTATAGAAAACACATACAAAATAGCAGATATGTGCAATGTTGATTTACCTGTTGCTCAAATGATATCTTTTACACCTGAGAAAACCTTAGAGCAGATGTGCATAGATGGTGCTCCGGAAAGAGGAATAGATTTAGAAGATCCTGTTTACAAGGCTCGGCTAAAGCGTGAACTCGATATGATAGATTTAAAGCAGTTCCATGATTATTTCTATGTTATCGCCGACATGATTAATTATGCGAAGCAACATATGCTTGTTGGTCCAGCTCGTGGCTCGTCAGCAGGATCTTTAGTTTGTTATTTAACAGGAATTACAGATGTTGATCCGATAAAGTTCGATTTGCTATTCGAAAGATTTATTGACGTTACTCGTGCAGACTTACCTGATATTGATATTGACTTTCAGGACGATCGCAGGGAAATGGTTTTTGATTATTTGCGTCAAAAGTATGGTGCTGAAAAAGTTGCCCACCTAGGAACTGTCAGCAGATACAAAGCCAAGAGCACAATAACGGAAGTTGCCAAGGAGCTAGGGATTCCAGCTTGGGAAGTAAACGACCTAAAAGGTGCAATCATAGAACGTAGTGGTGGTGATGCTCGTGCAGCAATGTGTATTATGGACACCTTTAACGACCTAGACATAGGCAAGCAAGTTTTGGCTAAATATCCGCAAATGAGAATAGCCGAAAGAATGGAAAATCACGCTCGCCATTCTGGTGTTCATGCTGCTGGAATTATCGTTACTGAAGATCCAGTAAGTAAATATTGCTCAGTAAGTGAACAAACAGGTGCAGCTCAGATAGATAAAAAGGATGCTGAAAATCTTAACTTGCTGAAGATAGATGCTTTGGGTTTACGAACTCTTTCCGTTTTGCAGGATATTTTAGATCAGGTTGGTTGGTCTAGAGAAAAGCTTGTAAATTTTCCTCTAGATGACGAGGCATCTTTCAAAGTATTAAACGACGAAAAATATGCAGGAATATTTCAGTTCGAAGGTTATGCTTTGCAGTCTCTAACAAGGCAAATGAAAATAGCGAACTTTGAGGACATTTGTTCTATTACTGCTCTTGCTCGTCCTGGACCATTAACCTCAGGAGGCACAACTCAATTTATTAAAAAGAGGACAGGTGCTGAGCCTGTTTATCATTTCCACGATATGACTCAAGAGGCAACCGAAGTTACTTATGGCATTGTTGTTTACCAAGAACAGGTGATGACGATAGCTCGTGAAATAGGAAAGCTGACTTGGGAAGAAGTCTCTGAGCTCCGCAGAGCAATGAGTAAATCTTTGGGTGAAGAGTTTTTCGATAGGTATTGGCAAAGGTTTAAAGTTGGTGCTGAGGAAAACGGATTAGATGAAAAGAAGTCTCGTGAAATATGGGACAACATCAACACAATGGGATCTATGGCTTTTAACAGGAGTCATGCAGTTTCGTATGCAATGGTCAGTTATTGGTGTTGTGTTTTAAAAAGCAGATATCCTTTAGAATTTGCTGCTGCTTGTTTACGAAATGTTAAGGACGATGACCAAGGTGTTAAGCTGTTGCGAGAAGTTTCAACAGAGGGACTTGGATACAAGCCATATGATAAATTTAAATCTGAGCTAAATTGGTCTGTTCAGGATGGTGAGTTGATTGGTGGCTTGATAGGAATAAAAGGTATTGGTCCAAAGATGGCTGATGACATTGTAAAACGCAGGGAGCTCAAGCAACCTCTAACACCTAGACAAGAAAAGCTCTTAGACAACGGAGAGACGCCATATGACGACATCTTTGAGTGCGAACGTAGGTTCGGGCATATTAAAAAAGATCCAGCCTCTCACAATATAAAAACACCGATAACAGACATACACGACCTAGAAGCTGACAATCCTGGAGAGTTTGTTGTATTCGGTAAGCTCGTTGAGAAAAACCTTAGAGACTTGAACGAGGCTGTAAACTTAGCCAAGCGAGGTGGTCGCAGAGCCGAGACACACAACCTTTGGCTGAACATGAAGTTCGAGGATGACACTGGTCCAATCCTAGCAGGAATAGACAGATGGAAATATCCGAAGCTCGGCAAGCCTATAGTTGAGGAAGGTAAAATTAATGACTGGTATCTTCTAAAAGGCAAAATAAACAAAGGCTTTAGGAAATTACAAGTAGATAAGTGGCGTAAACTCACATAAGCTATTGTTTTCAAAGTGAACAAAGTTCTTTACTTATCTGGTGAGACAAGATACAATGACTATATTGATTGAGAAAGGAAACAAATCATGGAAAAGCATAACCCTAAAACACGTCAAATCATTTATTGCGACACAGGCATTCATAGAATTACATGGTGTGGTCCATTCGCAGTTGCTACTGTGGCTGGAATCGAATACGAACCAGCTTACCAAACTCTTCGTAAAATTCGTGGCAAGCGTCATTGTAAAGGTGTTAGCAATGGCAACATCGCAACAGCATGTAAACAGCTCGGTCTAAAAGGCAAATGGACAACGCTCGAGAAAAAGCGCAAGCTGAGCAAGTTCGTTCCTGAGAGCCTTGAGCAAGGTAAAGTTTACATCATTCAAATTACTCGCCATGTTCTTGTTATGGACACTCGTGACTGGACTACAATCGACAATCAAGTTCCTGAGTGGAGAGCAATGGATGCTTCGCACCACTGGGGCAAAAAGCTTGTAAAGGCTTTTTACGAAGTTGAGAACCCTAAGTTCTTAAGCCAGTGCGACGACCAATTAACTTTCGATTTCGATTTGGTGGCGTAATGTTAGAAACAGCTCTCATGTGTCTAGCCTTGAATATATATTTTGAGGCTAGATCAGAACCGATACAAGGTCAAATAGCAATAGCTGAGGTCACTCTTAACAGAGTGACTTCACCTAATTTCCCGAATGATGTTTGCTCAGTTGTTTTACAAGACAACAGTGCTGGTTGTCAATTTTTTTGGTGGTGCGATGGCAAGTCGGATTATCCAAGAGAACACAACTCTTTGAGAACCTCTAAAGCAATAGCAAAAATGATGCTATAAGAAGGACAATATATTAGTGTTGTTGGTGATAATGCAACTTTTTACCATAGCACCGATGTTAATCCTTATTGGGCAAGTGAATTCGAAAAAGTAAAAACAGTTGGCAAACATATTTTTTATAAGAAAAAAGGCAAAGAATGGTTGCGTCCTTTGCCCAGACCTA